CGTCTGGAACCTGTGACTCTTCAGCCATTGCCTGTTCTTCAGGTGTAAAAGTATCTACAGGCATTTCTTCTTCCATACCCATTTCAGGGGGTACAAGCATTGAACCGCCTTCAGCTTTCATAGTCCTGTCCTGTTCTTTAAACACAGACATTTTTACTGCTTGATCTATGTTTTGTGTCTGCTGTTGAAAGTTTTGTTGAATACGTTCTTGTTGTTCAGGTGACTCAGCCGCTTCCATTTCTTGTTTATATGAGTTATACATCATACGAAAACTATCTTCGTCAGACATTTCTTCAGTAACTACACCGCCGGGTGCTTTTTTAAGACGTTCTAAAGCGTCTAAAGCAGCTTTAGTATTGTAAGTGGTTCCTTCATACTTAAAGGTTTTTCCTTTAGCTTTTTGAGCAGCTTTTTTAAAAGCACTATTAGTATAAATAACTTTATCTTCTGTTTCGTAAGTAGCTGCACCTTCTTCAGGAAGATCTAATAAAGAGTAAGATACTTTTTCTTCTTTCTTCTTTTTAGAAGAAGATTTAGAGGGTTTTGCTTCAACAACAACATCATCGTCGTCATTTATTAAACCAGCAACTGTTCCTATGCCAGCAGCGCCAGCGGCTGTTTTCAGCGCACCTGATCTTTCGCCAGCTCTAAATTTTCTTTGACTGCCAGTAGCCTTTTCTATTTTTAATTGACCCGGAGTAGGTTCTGTAGTCACATCATCATAATGTTTTTTTAAAAAATCTATACTTTCACTTAATTTTTTACTTACTGCTTTAGTAACTCCTTTACTAATCCCGCCTACTACGTATTCTTCTCTGTCCAGCATACTTTTACCCATCTTTTCTCTCCATTGCTTCTTTAACGCTGTCCTTTAAACTCTCTAACTTAGCCAGAGAACTCAGCCTCCCCTGACTGCGGTACAGCTCCAGTTCCGATGTTGCCACCGCCAGTACCTGTAGCTCCAAGGTCTTGGCCTTCTGGAGGTGCTCCTTCAGGGGGAGCCATAGGTCCGGGTTGTTCACCAGTGGGGCCAGCTTCCGCGCCAGTTGCCTGTCCAACATTATTTTGCATCCCTATAATTTGAGCCATTAGTGCTGCTTCTTCTGGATCGTTGATCAATTCATCTGGATCAAGGTCAAGACTGTAAGCAAGCTCGCTAATTAGCTTGTTCATTTTAATGAATGGTGCAATAGCAGGGTTTTGAGCAGTCTGTAAGAACATAGTCAAGCGTTGACTACGTACTTCCTTCTGCATTAAGCTATTAGTACCCGTGGCTTTTACTTCTAAGTCACCTTTAACATCTAACTTAGACTCTAAAAACTGCATGTTCCATTGGAAATATGCTTCACCCATTGGCTTTAACAAGAAATCATCAAGGTTTTTAATAACAGTCTTGATGTTAAGAGATGCTGCGCCAAGTAGCATGGACATTCCTGAAGCAGTTCGCGTCATACTCTGGACACCTGTTTGACCATGAGAATAGCTTGGGATACCTGTTTGTTCATCTGCAAGTTGTCTGAATTTATCAAACATCATCATGTTTTCTTGTGAGGTGTTAGGAAACTTCAGGCCATTAATTGCCTGTCCCGGTACTCCTGCTTGTCTTCGGAATACTTTACCCGGAAATATTTCCATGCTTTGACCGCCCACAAGAGCAGTTTCGTCTACATCAAAGACTAATGACCCTGACAACGCTAGATTGTCAATAGCCATACGTGCATGACCATTCATGATCTTTTGAGAGTCATCCATGTTCTCTGCAACACCAATACCAAAGAAACTATAAGGATTTCTTTCGTATGGGAAGGCATGATAAGGCAACCTGAAAGGCGTAAAAGGGTTTATTACTGCTCGTAACATTTGACCATTGCAGATCCAAGCATTAACTTGTACTTCATCTAGGTCATCTACTTCATCTGGAATATCCATACCAACTTGGCGAGCATACTCAGCGTCTATTACTCCCCAGTATTCCAAAACTTCAAACTGTCCTGAACCAGCTTCATCAGAACGGTGATCATCCTTTAATTCTTGCTCGTAATCTTTTTCTTCGTAATTAGGCCCTAGCATTAAGGCTTCACGAATTGCGTCTTTATTAAAATATGGCATCTTCGCCAACGAACGCAGCTTAGTGCGGTTCATACGGTGGCGATGGAATACATATTCTGCTTCGTTTACGGTTGTAGCGTTTGGATCAGGGAAAAAATCCCAAATGCTGACAAACTCAATACGAGGAACGCGCACATCAATTGGAGAATATCTCCTAAATCCTTCTTCATTTTCTTCCCAACGACTTAATGTTTTATTAAAGTTAAATGGCCCCTTTACGATGCCTGTTCCAAATAGAGCAGACTCAAAAAGAGCGTTGCGTATTTCACTAGCGCCGTTAGATTCTTCAATTTGATCATGAATTAACTTCTCTAAACGTCTTGCAGCTTCTTTTGCTGGGCTAACTTCCATTACTGCTGGGTTAGGGCTGGTTCCATCTACAAGCTTGTTTGCTCCTTGTACTTCAAGAGGCGTCACATCAAACTTGCCAGATCCATAAGTAGCTCCGGGCTTTAATACACGACCATCACCCTCAAAACCCACATCAAATGGGTTTTCTTTTTTCTCTTTCTCACCTTTAGGGTTTTCTTCTGCCGAAGTTTCAATGCCGGGAAGAGGGTTTTGAGGATCTAAATGGGCATACTCGCTAATACCTTCTGGTATTTTAGTCTCTGAAATGCCAATAGGGAACTTGTTAGCTCCGAATATGACATCTACTAGTTGACCAAAGGCCGCTAGAACCTTTGTTTTAGTTACTTTGACAAAAACTCTAGACTTTTCTGACTCTCTAAAGCGCACATTTTTATCATATAAACCACGATAGTTGTGATATGCAGTTAACCAGCGCCTTTCATCAATGTCTCTAGCACTTTCAGCCTGTTCGTAACGATCCATAAGAAGACCAACAAAGTTATTACGCAAGGACTCTTCTAAAGTCAATTGCATACCTTGCTCGTCTTCTACTTGTTCAAAGTATAGACCGTTAGCTGTTAAGCTATTTTCATCTGACATATATTAATATCCGAAATCTGCATCTGCAGGTGTGTATGCTTGTTCCATGCGTAAGTGCCGCATCTGTGCTAGTGGGTCATTTACTCTTGGCCTTGACATAATAAGATACCGTAAAGCATCGTATGCGTGATCAGGCGCATGAGTATTGACATCTTCAGGATTAGTCTTATCCAGAGGAATACTTTGAAGCTCGCGTATCAGGCTAGGACAGCTACTGAAAATCTGTAATCTTGGTCTTCCGCTTGGCTGTAGCCTCAAGTATTCGTGGATTTGAATCTTACCTTGTATTCTGTTTTTATCTGCTCTTCGCAGCTTATGGCCCTGTCTTACTAATGTTTCACCGACTGTAGGGCCTGTAGTCCCAGTACGGGACCATGCTGCTGTATCTAGTACACCTTGAACTGAGAAGGGGTCTTCTACTTCCATCTCTGTTATTATAGTGCCTAAATCCTGTCCTGTCAAGCCTTTACGGTATAATTCTCTATAAACAATAAGAGTACCATCACTTGGATCTATAGCGGCCCATATACAAGCTGACTCACTGGCGTAACCATAATCTATTCCTTTAACTCTATCCCAGTAAATCGGGATTTGAAATGGCGGTATTACATGGTTTTCTAAACTAAATTCAGTAAAGGCTGCGCCCTCATTAACATCCCAGTTACCTTCTAGTAATTGCTTACGTTGTGTAGGAGGTAAGGCTTTAAGCATTTTTTCATAACGACCATCCATTGCTAGGAAAGGATTATCTTCTAAACGAGCCGGTATAAACTTTCTTGTAAGGCCATCTTTGCCTACAAAGCTTGTATCAGGTTCTGATGGTAATATATATCTATTCTTTACCCAGTGAGCGCCCACGCCACCGGGGTTAGCAGTGCAACGCATGTAAGGAACAATTTCTGAATCAGTAGTACGTAATCTTGAAGCTAGGTAGTTCCAAGAGAATTCTGTGGGTAAGTGAGTAATTTCATCAAAACCTATCCAACTATATGCTTGTCCCTGATAGCGATATACATCTGCATCACGCTCAAGGAAGCCAAACTCTATCTTAGCTCCGCTGGGGAAGTTCCAAAGCTTCTCTACTTCCCTATATTTACAACCGGGGAAAGCCTTGGGATATAACTCTCGGCTCTTGTCTATTAGCTCTCGTAGCTCTGGCATTGAACGTCTAATGATTAAGGCCCTGTGTGCGGCTCTGTGAGCGTATCTGAGAGGATCTACGAGCATTGCATAGCTCTTACCACCCCCTGCTGCTCCACCGTACAGAACGTCTGTCTCGGCTGCTGCGAGGAACTCTGTTTGAGGCCCTTCATTTGGAGCAAAGATAACATTTTCTTTTGCTTCTTGTTGAACTTGCTTGGGGGTGTTTGATAGCTCTTCGGGGGTTATAATTTTATCGGAGTCTGAGTTTTCTAGCTTTTTTATTGTTTGCTTTGTGTTTTTTAAAGATTCTTTATAAGCATGTAGCTTAGATTCAGTCTTAGCTATTTTCTTTTGTTTATCTTTTATAACTCGGTTAGCAGTTAACTTAGCCTTAGTTTGACTATGATAATTATATCCTCTGCCTTTTGAGCCTTTAGGTCTACCACCTTTTAATCTAGGTGTACCATCTACCTTAAAGATAAAGTTATTGTCTTCATCTTTAAGATACTTATCTGGATTAATTTCCCAATCTTTCATTGTCAATTATATTCTTTAAACCTTGATAACTTAGTTTACGACCTGTTTTATGCTCTAACCACATAGAGCCATCACGTAAAGATAACTGCTTATTAATTACTGCTTGTTTAATATCTTCTAATGCTTCTAGTTCTAGAGGCACAGGTATTAATTCTTTTTTTTCTTTTTTATAGCCGAAAGGTACATGACCTTTAAGCTTCCTCGTATTCTCCATCAATAATAACCTCTTGTTTAGAAGGTAGTATAAATAAACCTCCTTCAGCCTTATGACTTACATCTATACGTTCTGATTTACCTAAGCCTACACGGTCTAGGATTGTCTGTGCTGCTTGTAGCCTCATGTTAGCCTGTGGAATAGGCACATCAGAGTTCATTACTTCTACAAGTTTTAAAGCAGCTTTTGGAGCTGACTGGGCTAGGATTCCTTCAGCTATGTCTAATATTTCTTTTTTTAATGATTTTACAACCTGATAATGACCACTATTGTACCCAGCCAACTCCGCTGCCTTCTTCGGATCACCTCCTTGTTCCACTAGGTGTTCTAAGAAAGAGTGTTGTTTATCTGTTAATTCTTTATTCATACTCATCATTATAGAGCCTATAGCGGTTTTGTCAAGTAGTAAATTTAACTTGACAAAACGCACTTTCAGCTATATACTAACGTAATCGGTCCCCCCGGTTACATATAGATATATGTATAAGTTTATCTTCTTTAAATACCCGCACTAACCGAACAGGAAGCTATAAGATCCCTATAGGATGTTGTTCGGTTAGTGGGTCTTTGAATACCCGCCTTAACCGGACAAGAAGCTATAAGATCCCTATAGGATGTTGTCCGGTTAGTAAGGTGTCAAGATCCTATATATCCCTTATAGCATCTTGACACCTTAGTGGGTCTTTAAATACCCGCCCTACGGGGACAAGAAGCTATAAGATCCCTATAGGATGTTGTCCCCTTAGTGGGTCTATTAGCCCCGCCCAGAAGTACCTGCTTGACACTCCAGAGTTTCCGAAAATGTATAACATTTAGTATATATGGGGGTGGGGGGTACTGGCCTCCTGCCCACCCTCCGAGGACTCCAGAGTTTCCTAAGAAACTCTAAAGATTTCCAGAGTCCAAGCCTCAGAGTTTCTTAAGAAACTCCAGAGTACTCCAGAATACTTTAAAGTTCTTTAAAGTAATATTAAATAAAATTACTTTGTAATTCTTATGTGCTTGATAGAGTCCCAGAGGACTCCCTAGTGTGTTAGTTTTAAAGATTCTTTAAAACTCTCCGAGGATTTTCAGAGACTTACGAGTATTTCTATCCATAGTATAATAATACTATGAGAATTCCAGAACTAACTACAAAGTAGTTAAAAAATACTTGACAGACCCGCCAAAAAGCTGCCAATCGCGCAGGTATATACACATACACAACCCCATCATAATCTATGATTATGAAAATAATTCATGTGACAAAGGCCGAAAAGTTTGCCATCGCACACAGCCACACATGCAGGCGACCCCTAGAACTACGTTCTAAAAAATAAATGTTGACAAGGGTTTCGGCAACTGCTAGGGACGATCACAACATGCACTGATGACATGTGCACATGATGCAGGCTTTCTTCGCCTGTTAACATGTGCATAATGCGATCATGATTAATCACGCACCAGAAAGCTGTTGACAATCAAAACCGGATCTGCCAGCTTGATATGGCCTCCAGCAATTTCGCTGTCTGGCAACTCAGGAGTTTTATCATGGCGACATTCACATACAACATCGATGACAACAAGCTGGCATCTGGCAAACAGTTCAACGCTGTATGCTCACACTACACTAACCTACTCGCTACGAAGTTAAATTTAACTTCACAAGATCGTTATGTCCTGTTTAACAGGATGAGAGGTGCTGTAGGTCATTACTTCGGAGAAGTATTGAACTCTAAGATGACCCATGGCGATGTGCAATTGGCTTTTCAAGCCACTGTGGTTCCCTCAGACATCTTAATTACTATTAAGATTCCTAGTGATGCACCAAAGGCTCAACCGAAGGTTGCAGCGGTTGTAGAGGCTCCTAAGAAGGGCCGAGGTAGACCCAAAGGGTCTAAGAATAAAGCAAAAGAGACTACGAAGTCTCCAGAGACTTTAGAGCAACGGGTAGATTCCTTAGAATCTAAGATGGATAAAATCTTAGAAATTCTAACTGCGAAGTAATCCTGAGTCACCTGAGTATGTGAATAAACTACTCACCTGAATTTAATTAATATTACGAGGTGGTTTATGAAATTTTTTATTGGCGTTGCGTTTAGTTCGGCTTTGTTTTTTATATATGTTGCTTGGACAATTAGTATTATAAAGTTTGATATAATGGTACTTAGCACCTTATCAGGTGTAATAATAGGGGCAGTTCCCGGTATGTTATATTATTTTAATGGTGGAGAGTGAGTATGTATTATTCTTATGGCGATGGATCTGGTAAGTGGCATAGCCAAACCATGAAGCGATTCAGTGACTTAGAAACTGAGTCATTAAAATATATTATGTTTGATTGTAGCAGGGCTTTAGAGGCTATGCCTGACAATCCAAAGGCAGGACAATATCAAGATGAGATTCTTTATTGTTCTATGGAGTTAAATAAAAGGAGGAACAGTTGAAAACTATATTACATGTTAATCAGCATAACATTAAAGCTAATAGTAGAGGGGCTGATCTACCAGTACTTACTGTTAAAGATTATAAACAAAATAGAAAATGTAATCAGGCATTAATTAAAGATGCCGAAGGTAATGTAGTTGCTAAGTTAATATATAGTCCAGACAAGCCACTGTCCTGTGGTGCCAAGGTCTGGATAGAAACTGAATTAAATGTGGAGACAATATAATGTATAAAACTCACGCTACTAAAGTTCAATCTTATGCACAAAGATCTGCCGATAATATGGCATGGGTTGTTATTATGGTTATTTGTTCAATCAGAATGAATTGGTTGACCGTAGGTTTTCAGCTAATAGATATTAAAAATCTTAAATTAGACTCTAGGTTTCTTAAAAACAAAACTAGGGCCAAAGGTTATATGTATATTATGACTCACAAGCATAAAATTTATAGCCAAATGCTGGCAGTAATTAACTCACATAAGAACGATGACGAGAAAGCATTATCACTTATGAAAATATTCATTAGGATTCCGGGGCTTGGATTAGCTAAAGCTGGCTTTGTTTGTCAGTTAACTGCTGGATTAGTTGGGTGTATGGATAGTCATAATGTAAAGTTATTTGGCATTGAGCCAAAGTGTTTAGAGTATGATAAAAATATTAAGAAGGAGGCGTTACTTATTGAAAAGAAAAGGAATTATATTAAGATTTGCCATGAGTATGGCACAGAATTTCTTTGGAATAATTGGTGTGAATTCTTGGCTAACGACTCAGGATCTAATAGTAAATGGGTTGACGGGTTCCATGCCTCGGAAGTACACTATACTTATCTAACTCAGGAGGGCTAACAATGTATTACGCAACTAGGGTTGATTCATGTAGCGGGATTTGGTTTGTTAATAAAACTTTAAAAAGCTTTGTCAAGAACTTTCATGATGGCGACGAGATTCTCATCTGTAAGAAAAAACCAGACACTGCTGACCACGGTTATTATTATAGAGTAGTAGACGGAAAAGTTAAGCGCCACCCTAAGAAAGCAATTAATGTAATGTGGATGAAAAGGGAGTTAGGACTATGAGGTATAATAAAATATTAGAGTTTAATGTAGGTAAAGTAAAAGGTTCTTGTCTTGTTTATTATGAGCCTCCCCAGTACGAACCACCTAACATGATTCAACAACAGTATATTGAGTTCTCTCATGTAGATGTTAATAATAAACTAATACCTTTTGAAAGTATTAATGATGTTTTATTTGGAATTATGGAACAAGCTTTTGAACAAGAACAAAAAGACTACTTAGCTTATGGAGATTATTAATGAGCTTAACACTTTGGGTTACACAAGACATAGAAGTTATTCATTTTAAAGGTTATAAAGAACACACTATAAGGAGGTTTAAAAAGTTTAATACATTATCACAAGCACAGGAGGAACTAGAAAAAAACAGTGACAACTATTATATATATGAGGGAGTTAAACCTGACGACCTTCATGGAGTTTATATTTTTTCAGGTAATAGATTACATAGGATAGACAATGAAGCAAGTATTAATAGACGTAAGAAACAGCTACGGTAATACTTTATATTAAAAAACTAGGTTACACAATCACTGTAAAACAAAAGGAAGTAATAGTATGAACAACGTAATTAATATGTTTGAAAACGCCAAAGTTGCTGACTACGGCCCTGCTGATTTTGATATTGATCAAGCGCCTCTTACTTATATTACTGAGTCTGGTATTCAGAAAGCATCCAAGCATGTAATATATAGAACAGATACTGGAGAAGAGTTGGGTATACACGGCTCACGTTACTCAGACTTATATGATTTATCTTATAAGAGAATGATAGATAACCAAAGAGATTGTATTAATAAATCTGGTTTAGACCTCGGAGGTCTTAGCGAAGACATACAAGTATCACATAACGGTGCTAAGTGCTTTGTTAAACATACCCTACCAGATGTAAAACTACGGACTCCAGATGGTGATCAAGCAGCCCTAACATTCTTAACTGTTAGTAGCCTAGATGGCACCTTCCCCTTTATATCTACAACAGGAGCCAATCAGTGGGCTTGTATGAATGGTCAAGTATTTACTAATGGTGCAGCTACCATGTATAAATCTAGACACACTAAGAAATTAGATGTAGACCATGCCGCTAAGATTATGTATCAAGCTGTAGATATATTTAAAGATGAGGTAGACAAGTGGTTTGTCTGGTCTGAGATTGGTGTACATAATATGGATGCCTTCTTTGCTTTTGCTAAAGCAGCTAATGCAAAGGCAGTGTTTGCTTGGCATAAAGAATACCCAACAGCCCATATAAACGAGATGCTTTTACAACCTAAGATATATAGCAATACTGCTTTGATGTATATGTGGGATAAATATACTACGCATTACTCTAAGAAGATGGGTACGAATCAATGGGCTGTATACAATACACTTACTGATTGGTCTACTCATGCTCCAGCAGCAAGGGAATCTTCTCAGGTAAACATTGCTTCTATATCTTATAAGCGTGGTGAGACTGTTCGTGATACAATTATTTCTAACTTTCGGGAGGCAGCGTAATGAAAATTGATACAGCAAAGATTAAACTAGACGCAGACTATATTCTTCAGGCTTACACAAGAGAGTATAAGAATATAAATAACGTCTATAGACAGACAGGAAAGAAGGATATAATTGCTTGCTTCACTACTTTTAAATGCTATGAAGAGCCAGCAGAACAGCTCCAAGGTATATTAAATTTAAGGGATGCGCTGCTTAGAGCATACGAGTTCTACCCTGATGGTGAGGTAGTTGTGGAGTTAATTATAAAGGATGAGATGGTGAACGTATGAATAAGAAAGAATTAATATGGGAGTTAATGGAGCTTAGAGAACAAGATCTAGATGGTTATCCTCTTGACTATATGTTTGGGTATAGATCTGCTTTGGATGAAGCTATAGATTTAATCATGCCGTTCCTAGTTAAAATTAAGGAGGATGCAAAATGAAATTTGATATAGACTGGGACACAATAGATGCAATCGGTATAGAGTTTGTTAAAGAATCCTATGCGGGATTACTTGAAACATTCAGTGGGTATGATCCTGAAAACGCTGATCATAAAGAAGATTTTTATAACGATGAGTGGAGGGTTGAATGCTTTGAAACTGTTTTAAAATACATACTACCTAAAGGAGAAGCACATGCGTTTATTGCGGGACAAAGGCAAAAATACCTTAGCCAGATTGACCTCTTTAATTAAAGGGGTTTGGACAGACATGACAGCAGGTGAGTTAAGTGAGAACGAAAGAACTTATATTAAAACATCTGCCGTTATATTTTTATTATTTCTTTATGTATGGGTGACATTATGAAAGTAGAATTGATTGATTTGATGGGCGGGGACTTGACTGTTGTAAACAGTGCCAGAGTTTCCTTTGATAAAATAGCATCTAAAGTTAAGGAGTCAGACCAGAAGTTAATTAGATACCTAGCAGCACATGATCACTGGACTCCCTTTGGACACGTTCAAGCACAGTTCAGGATTAAGGCTCCGGTATTTGTCGCAAGGCAGTTGGTTAAGCATCAGGTCGGCATGGTCTGGAACGAGACGAGTCGTAGGTATGTAGATAGTGAGCCAGAGTTTCATGCACCTGAAGCTTGGAGGAAACGTGCGCCAGATAAGAAACAAGGTTCATTATTAGAAACATTTACAGGGATAGATGAGGAGCGTTGGGATACAAAGTATTGGGGCCTCATGGAAACTTGTAAGACTATCTACGATAACATGATTGCTTCTGGTGTAGCCCCTGAACAGGCTCGTATGATTCTACCGCAGTCTATGATGACTGAGTGGATATGGACAGGATCACTGGTTGCATTTGCTAGGGTAGTTAAGTTAAGATCCAGTTCTGATGCACAGTATGAGTGTCAGCACATAGCAAACAGGATTAAAAAAGAGTTAGACAACACCCCACAAGTTGAGTATTCTTGGAGAGAATTATGTCAATAGGCACTAGGATTTTTGTACACGACACTGTTAAAATTAATATCAAGAGATCTTTAGCGGATGACACACAGTCTAAAGATACTTGGGACATTACGATAACAGATGATAGAGGTGAAAGCGTAACTATCTATTGTTGGGGTGATGATGCTATATTGACTGGAGATCTTACAGGAGAAGGTGTATGACAGCAGACGAGGAAGGTTGGATTGAGGGCATGGCAGATTTCTACTCAGCAGTAGATGACGCATGGGCTTATGCTTTTGTTATGAGCTTAGGTACTCGTACTCCTAATGATGTTACGAAACAAAAGTTTATTGAGTTTGTTTCAGATACTCTTATGAGTGTGAACGATGACCTTTCTTGTAGCACCGATGACATCATCAACATGATTCCAGATTTTATTGAATACTTAGGAGACTGGTAATGTTTGTAGAAGATATTTTAAAACTAAAAGAACAACTGTTAAACCCTAAAAGAAGTGATGAGTTTATTGTACCATTATACATTGAAGGTTGGAGATACTTTAAAGTAAAAGTAGGTAACAAATATTGTTTCTTAACACCTCTTGTAGGAGGTAACAGAACCAAGAAAAGATTAAGTTCTTTTAAACAAGAGCTTAAAGAAACTTACTGGAGTGCTGCGACATGGCATTCTAGTAGGCAGGGCAAACGCCCTAGAAACTGGAAGAATTTGTATGCTTGACAAGAAGTTTTGCATCGCTTATACTTCCCAAACCATAAACCTATAGGAGAAAATACGATGGCTATTGTTGATGGAGTTGCTTACTGGGCTAGTGTCACTACCCCCAACACAACCTATGAACCTGTCTACAGTATTAATGTAGTAGTAGATAATGAAGTTGCTAATGACTTCAGGAGCCGAGGCTTTACTGTTAAAGATAAAGAAGAAGGCCCAACCATTGTTGTTAAGCGTAAAGTGCATGGACCTAATGGTATGATTAGAACTGCACCTAAGTTAATTGACAATATGAAAAATGAGATGGACTGTCAGATCGGTAATGGATCTACTGTACGTGTCCAGTATAAAGAGTGGGAAATGACTCGCCAAGGTACTTTGTATAAAGGACTAGACCTACAAGCTGTACAGGTTAAAAGCCTAGTTTCTTTTAGTAAGGGCGGTTTAGACGAGTTTGATATTATTGAAGATGAAGAGGAGGTAGATGAACTATGACACAGTTCACATATAAAACTGATGATGGTTTGTATGATGTAGAAAAATTAAATGATGCTGGTAAAGTAGCTTTTAATTATCTTGCTGAAGTACAGTCTGAAGTTCAAATGCTTAGTAAAAAGATTGACGTTCTCAACGCAGCAGCTAAAACATACAATGGTATGTTGCAAGAGAATCTAGATCCCGAAGCTTTAATAGCCGAAGAGGATCAGGCAGAGTCTTAAATAATAGGGGGTGTAAAAGCCCCCTTTCTTTTTATATCAGGAGTTAATATGTCTTTTGTTGCCTTTAGAAAGCCTTGCCCTGAATGTGGTGGCAGCGACCCCGTTCAGATAAATGACAACGGATCAGCTAAATGTTTTAGTTGTCAAACTTATTTTAGAGACTATGAGAAAGCCATGAATGGTGAACCCGTTAGCGATTTTAAAACCTATAAGAATAACTCAATGAATAATATAGATGGAGAATACTTGGAGCTTAGGGATCGTAAGATTTCTTTAGCAACAGCAAAGAAGTACGGCGTTAAAGCAGTAGTAAATAGTAAAGGAGAAATAGTTAAGCATTACTATCCTTACTACACAGCAAACGAAATCAGTGGTTATAAGGTAAGAGAGCCTAATAAACTATTTTCATGGCAGGGTCAGGCAAAAGAGTCTGGCCTTTTTGGTCAGCAAGCATTCAACTCTGGTGGTAAGTACGTCACCTTAACAGAGGGCGAGTGTGATGCTATGGCAGCTTATGAGTTGCTTGGTTCTAAGTGGCCTGTGCTATCAGTAAAGAATGGTGCTGGTGGTTCTGTTAAAGATGTCAAGCAAAATCTAGAGTACCTAGAAAAGTTTGATAACGTAGTCATATCATTTGACAATGACAAGGTAGGTAAGGAGGCTGCTCGTAAAGTAGCAAAGCTTTTAACTCCCGGTAAGGCTAGGATATTAACACTGTCAGAGGACTACAAAGATCCTAATGACATGCTAAGGCAAGGACTCCATCAAAACTATGTGACTGCTTGGTGGGCCTCTAGCATCTATACACCAGCAGGTGTACTTAACTTAACTGATAACCTAGAAAAATTAATTAACCGTGAAAAGATAGAGTCAGTACCTTATCCTTGGAGCGGCCTTAATGAAAAGCTATATGGTATGCGGCGAGGAGAGCTTATTACTTTAACAGGTGGTACTGGGTTAGGTAAGTCTAGTATTACTAGAGAGCTTGAGCACTGGCTACTTAACGAGACACAAGATAATGTAGGTATTATTGCCCTTGAAGAGAACTGGAAAAGAACGGCAGATGGTATACTGTCTATTGAAGCCAATGAAAGATTATACATAGAACAAATTAGGGAGCAGTACGGAGACGATAAGTATACAGAGCTTGCTAATAAAGTATTTAAAGGAGACAATGAAAATCGTTTATGGATTCACGCTCACTACGGAGCAACCGACTTTGATGATATTTTATCTAAGATTCGGTACATGATTATAGGCTGTAACTGTAAGTGGATAGTCGTAGACCATCTGCACATGTTAGTTATGAGTGCTGCCTTTGGTGATGAAAGAACTACCATTGATAACATCATGGGTTCTCTTAGTAGGCTTGTTGAAGAAACAAATGTAGGTATGATATTAGTATCACATCTACGTAGAGTAGAGGGGAACAAGGGACATGAGCAAGGCGTTACTGTAGGACTGTCTCACCTCAGAGGCTCTGCAAGTATTGCTCAGGTATCTGATTGTGTTATTGCACTGGAACGTGATCAACAATCAGAAGATCCGCAAGAGGCAAACACAACACACATGCGTGTACTTAAATCTAGATACACAGGAGATGTAGGGATGGCAACACACTTGTTATATGATAAAGATAGTGGTAGACTCAGGGAAGTATTTGTAGATGAGTCATCTGAAGAGCTGGAGTTATGAAATCATTAGTCTTTGATATAGAAACGGATGGGCTAGATGCCAAAAAAATATGGTGCATTTCTGCCCTTGACGTAGACACAGAACAACAATACTCTTATGGTCCCTCAGAATTATCTGAGGGTTTTGACATGCTTTTAAAAGCAGACAAGCTAATAGGTCATAACATTATTGGTTTTGATATTCCAGTAATCAATAAGCTAACTGGTTTAAACTTAATGGACAAAGAACTTGTAGACACACTTGTTCTTTCAAGATTATTTAATCCAGTTCGTGAGGGGAACCATGGCTTAGAAAGATGGGGTTATGCTCTAGGATCTCCTAAGATTGAGTTTGATCAGTATGATAGTTATAGCGTTGAGATGCTCAAGTATTGTGAGCAGGATGTATATCTTAACTATCAAGTTTATAAAGCTTTAAAGAAAGAGTCTAAAGGATTCTCTCGTCAAAGCGTTGTGCTTGAGCATGAAACAAATAAGATATTATCTCAGCAAAGAGATCATGGTTTTTTGTTTGACGTTGAAGAAGCTACAAAGTTATTGGGTGTCTTGAACAGCAGACTTGCTGAGATTGTAAATAAAATTAATGAATGCTTTAAGCCCAAGCAAGAAGTAAGAAAAATATTTCGGAGGTATAGTCCTCAGAAAAAACTGTTGAAAACAGGTGTAGATAACTTCGGAAAAAATACTAGGGTTACAGACGAAGAGTATACTGCCCTTAAAACAGAAGCATTTGTTGAAAGGGTATACGTTAAAGATTTTAATCCAGCCTCTAGACAACAGATAGGAGAGTACCTACAAGACTTTGGATGGGAACCTTTAGAGCATACCCCTACGGGACAGCCTAAGATAGATGAAAAGATTTTGTCGCAGATCAAAGGCATCCCTGAAGCAGAAGTAATTTCTGAGTTCCTTATGATCCAGAAAAGAATATCTCAAATTAGTTCTTGGTTCAAAGAACTAGATGAAGATACCTTTAGGGTCCATGGTTTTGTTAATCATAACGGCACTATTACAGGGCGCATGACACACCGTAATCCTAATATGGCACAGATACCCAGCTCTAGTTCTAGCTACGGTAAAGAGTGTCGAGCATGTTGGACAATACCTAAAGGGTATAAGCTTGTAGGAATTGATGCTTCAGGGTTAGAATTAAGAATGCTGGCCCATTATATGAACGATGAGGAGTATACAAATGAAATCCTTAATGGAGACATACACACCACTAATCAAAAACTTGCAGGACTTGAATCAAGAAATCAGGCTAAGACTTTCATCTATGCACTACTATACGGAGCAGGAGATGCAAAGCTTGGAACAGTGGCTGGAGGAGGTAAGAGTGTTGGAAGGAACCTTAGAAAATCATTTATTAGTAATCTCCCATCATTCAAGGCTCTTAAAGATAGAGTTGCTGGAGCTTCAGCAAAGGGCTATCTTAAAGCACTAGATGGTCGTAAGCTTTACATTAGGTCTGAACATTCTGCACTTAATACATTATTACAAGGGGCTGGTGCTATTGTAATGAAGCAAGCATTGATTATACTTAACGATAAGATTAAAGATTTAGATGCCCACTTTGTCGCTAACGTACACGATGAGTGGCAAATAGAAGTAAGAGAAGACCAAGCTGACACAGTAGGTAAACTAGGTGTGGAAGCTATCATTGAAGCCGGTAAGGTTCTTGAACTTAAATGCCCACTAGATGGGGAGTATAAGACTGGAGATAACTGGAGTGAGACACACTAGCGCGTACAACTGGAGTTACAAAGGAATAAATAAAAAAGGCAAAAAAAAGTTTAAACATACTACAAACGAAAGTCTTGAAGATGTTATAAGTTACCTTGAAGAACAAGACATAAAATTTGTATATGATGATCGTGTCAGTATGTTCTGGATACACAATAAGGAAAAAATTTACTGTTATTACTACACAACAGGGAGGTGGGCAAACTATAGTAAACAACTGTTTAATAAACATTATGTTGCTAAAGGAATAAAAGATTTTTTAAAAAGGTTTATTTTAATATAGGAGATAACTGGAGTGAAACACACTAACATGAAACAAGAAGAACTGTTTGAAAATGAAAATCCTTTTGTATATAAGTATGACTATGAAAGATTAAAAACAGGCATGGCTAGAGTTTTTCAGTTTATGAAAGGTAACGACTGGAAGACGCTAAAAGAAATATCTAACGTAACTAATGTTCCTGAAGCCAGTGCTTCTGCATACCTCCGGGATTTTAGAAAAGCTAAGTACGGTTTACATACTGTAGATCGTAGGGTTAGGGGTAACAGAAGTAAGGGATTGTGGGAGTACAAACTTACATTAAACAATAATGAAACCTAGTCACGACCCTAACAGAATTGGAGACTTAGCAGAGCATTACGCTATTACGTGGCTCTGGGACTTAGGCTACCATGTGTTTAAAAACTGTGGTTGCACAGGCCCTATTGATATAGTAGCATTAGACCCTGAAGGCAATGCTACCTTTATTGATGTTAAGTCTTACAAGGACGGTAGGCTATCAGGAAAAACCCCTATTCAAAAAAAACTTAATGTACAGTATGTACACTACAATTCAAACACTCGCAAATGTAGATTTGTAAGGCACAGAAAATGAATATAGTAGAAAATATTTATACAAAACTAGATGGTCTTAATGATGGTCCTTTAGATTTATCTGATGAAATTATAGATAAGTTTGGTGAGGATATTAAAGCAGCCATTAAGTCTTGGGCGCAGCCCCAGAAAAGAAAGGAAGGTTTTTATCTTAGAATGTCTAACATTGGTAAACCTTCTAGGCAGTTGTGGTTTGATAAAAAGAATCAACTAACAGCCAAAAGACTTGAACCTTCTTTGTTTATTAAGTTTTTGTACGGCCACCTACTAGAAGAAGTATTACTTTTGTTAGTCCGCATGTCGGGACACAAAGTTTCTGATGAACAAAAAGAAGTAGACATTGAGGGCATCAAGGGCCACATGGATTGTAAAATTGATGGTAAGGTGGTGGATATTAAATCTGCCTCTGGCTTTTCTTTTAGTAAGTTTAGGCAGGGTATCCTTAGAGAAGATGATCCTTTTGGTTACATAGCTCAGTTGGCTGCTTATGAAGAAGCAGAAGGCACTGCTAACTCTGGTTTTTTAGTTATCAATAAAGAAACAGGTGAGCTTTGTTTTCATGAACCTGAAGATTTAGACAAACCAAATATGTCACAACACATCAAAGATCTTAAACACAAATTAGACTTGAGCAAACCCCCTGAACTTTGTTACCCACCAGTGGCTGAAGGTAAGTCAGGAAATATGAGAATAGCTAAGAACTGTGCTTACTGTTCTCATAAAAAAGAATGCCATAAAGATTCTAATAACGGTAAAGGATTGAGGGCTTTTAGGTATGCTAAAGGTCTTGTATACTTTACTAAAGTACGGGTGCAACCAAAGGTAGATGAAATACATGAATGGTAAACAATCAAAAAAAGCTAATGTAAAAGCAAAAGAAATTATTATAGACTGGCTTATTAGTGTTGTACCTGAAGAAGATGCACACAAGATTACTGCTGAAAATTTTAGTGACTTTCTACCAGAAGATAAATATTTCATTGCTAAAAAATCAAAGTGGGTTTCTTTTTATACAGTACGCTGGGCTAAAAAGAATATTAAAAAATTAATGAACAAGGGCTACGATGTTTCATCCATAACCCTAAAGGATATAGAGTGGTCGGGAAAATAAAATCAGGAGCACGTAAGCGTAGAGTTGTTAGACCTGCCGAGAAAGGTGTCATTAAAGGATATGACTCTAACTGGGAGTACGAACTACATACTGGTATTTTAAAAGAATGGGACATACATTCTGATACAGTTGACTACATTATTAAACATACCTATCACCCTGACTTCATAAAAAAGATTGGTAAGAATACAATCTTCTTAGAAGCTAAGGGTCGTTTCTGGGATCATGCAGAGCACAACAAATATGTATGGGTTAAGAAGGCCCTGCCTAAAAACATAGAGTTAGTTTTTCTGTTTGCAGATCCTTCAGCACCTATGCCGCAGGCTAAGAGAAGAAAGGATGGCACTAAAAGATCTCATGCAGAGTGGGCAGAAGCCAATGGATTTAGATGGTACAGTGTTTATAGCATCCCTAAAAAATGGATTGACAGCTCTTGTGTCATAACTGAAAACCCAGACTACCCGGAGGAGTTGGAATGAAACAAAGCACTAAGAAAAAAATAAGTATAGACGATGCCAAGCCAGAAGATTGGAACAATACTAGGTGGTTGCAACAAGAAAAGGGAGAAGATTTAGTTAACAGTCCCATACATTACAACAAGGGCGGTATAGAATGTATAGACGGCATTCAAGCAATGCTAACAAAAGAAGAATTTATAGGCTACTTACGCGGGAACAGTCTGAAGTACCGCTGGAGATTTCCGTACAAAAACGGAATAGAAGATTTAAAAAAAGCAGACTGGTACGAAAATAAATTGCTAGAGGTTTTAGGGAGCAATGGATAAAAATTACGTAGATAGAAAAACTGAACGCCGCGACAGGTATAATAAAAAATACAAGGGTAAGGCTACAAAGTCTCAGAAAAACTTTAAAAGTTTAAGAACTGATGAGCTTAATCAGCAAGAAGCTAAAGAGGATATAAGAGATGCAGGACAAAGAGAAAAGGTTTGAAATTTTTTGTGGCATGATGTACGCTGAATACTGCGATGAACATAAGTCAGACACCCAGCAAATGAGATACCTAGAATATACAAAGCTATATAACACGTTTTTAAAAGAGGAGTTTGAAAAAAAAGATGGATCAATATCAACAATACATTCACAAGAGTAGGTACGCACGTTACTTAGATGAGGAAGGACGTAGAGAAACGTGGGCTGAAACAGTCAACCGTTATCTTTCTTTCTTTGTAGAGCGTAATCAACTAGGTGCTTCAGAAGCCGAAGAGCTTTTTAATGCTATCGCTGATCAAGAAGTAATGCCTTCTATGCGCTGTATGATGACAGCAGGGCCAGCCTTACACCGTGATAATGTTGCAGGATTTAACTGCTCTTATCTTCCTATTGACAGTCCCCGCTCTTTTGACGAGCTTATGTATATCTTGTTGTGTGGTACAGGAGTAGGCTTCAGCGTAGAGCGGGACTACGTAAGCAAACTACCAGAGGTGGCCGACAGCTTCCATGAGACTGACTCCACGGTTGTAGTGTCTGACAGTAAGGTAGGCTGGGCAAGTGCCTTCAGAGAGCTTATCAGCCTCCTATATGCTGGCAAAATTCCTAAGTGTGACTTGACTAGGGTACGTCCTGCTGGAGCTAGACTGAAGACCTTTGGTGGCAGAGCCAGTGGACCACAGCCTTTAGCAGACCTGTTTAATTTTACTGTTGATCTGTTTAAAGCTGCTACAGGCCGCAAGCTAACGTCACTAGAGTGTCATGACTTAGTATGTAAGATTGCTGACATCGTTGTTGTAGGCGGTGTAAGACGCTCTGCTCTGATCTCACTGAGTAATGTGACTGACAACCGCATGGCTAACGCTAAGAACGGTGAGTGGTACTTAGGTAACGGTCAACGCGCACTGGCTAACAACAGTGCTGTGTACTCTGAGAAGCCTGACTTTGATACTTACTCCTCTGAAATGAAGCGTCTGTATGATTCTAAGTCTGGTGAACGTGGTATCTTCAGCCGTATTGCAGCTCAGAAAGTAGCAGCACGTAACGAACGAAGAGACGCTACTTATAAGTTTGGTACTAATCCTTGCAGCGAAATTATTTTACGACCCTATCAGTTCTGTAATCTATCAGAAGTTATTGTTAGAGCAGATGATACAGAAGATACCCTTGTAGAAAAGGTGCGGGTTGCTACAATCTTAGGAACGCTTCAATCCACCATGACTGACTTCCGTTACCTACGTAACATCTGGAAAAAGAACACAGAGGAAGAAGCTCTTCTAGGTGTCTCAATGACAGGCATCATGGACTGCAAGCTAACTAATGGGTCAACGGGTGAAGAGGCTTTAGGACGGCTCTTAGAGACCCTTAGAGACGTTGCAATACTTACCAACAAGGATTGGGCCAAGAAGCTAGGAGTTAATCAATCAGTTGCTATCACTTGTGTTAAGCCTTCAGGAACTGTTTCACAGTTGACTGACAGCGCCAGCGGTATTCATCCACGCTTTAGTGAGTATTATATTAGGACTGTACGAGCTGATAAGAAAGATCCACTTGCTACAGCAATGATTGACAAGGGCTTTCCTCACGAAGAAGACGTAATGAATAACTCTAACTGGGTATTCAGCTTTCCTCAGAAGGCTCCTAACAAAGCGATAACAGTAGAAAGCATGGGCGCTATGGAGCAGTTAAAGCTTTGGAAGATCTATCAAGATAACTGGTGCGAGCATAAACCTTCTATGACTTGTTACTATAACGATGATAACTTCTACTCTGTGTGTCAGTGGATCTGGGAAAACTTTGATAGCGTCAGCGGCATTAGCTTTCTTCCTGAAGCAGAGCACGTATATAAACAAGCTCCGTACCAGAAGATAGCTAAGGATACATATCAAAGGCTTTTAAAAGAAATGCCTAAAGACATGGAGTGGGATATTGAAGAGCTAGATGATAACACTGAAGGCGCTCAGACACTTGCTTGTGTTGCAGGAGTGTGTGAGATATGAAGGAGGGTAATTTAATTTCCTTCAAGGTTATAATTGATGAGCGGGGAAGGCTAAGTACAGAGCTTAGTTTTTTTCCCGACTCTGAAATTACAAACGTATTCTTGGATGTATATACTCAAAATTATATTCGTAATATATTAAGAGAGGCACACGTTAAGTTAGATCCTTTACATGAGCATTTAGAAAAACAATTACAGGCGTTATGACATGGAAGAAGTATTCTTTACACCCGAAACAAGGTTGGGGATGACCTTGCGAATAAACTCAGAAATTATTGCAGCCTTAGCCAGCGTTGAACTGGCTGAAGAAAACATTGAAGTAATTACAACCCTTCTACACCAGCACTCATCTTTTGTATTAGCAGTATCTCAGAAAGCAGTACAGGCAGAGCGCCTAGATGTGAAGGTGGTTAAGTAATCTTACTTCCTAGACTTAGCGCCTGAACACTTCCATCGCTTACGTGACAAGTTGTTAGGAGTATTAGGATCGTTCTGCTTTGCTTTAGACAAACCTTTCTTAATACCTAAGCTCCTTGCACAGTAGCTATCTCCTTTAGAAGTTCCCGGCTTAACTCTAGGACCACCGCCTTTAGCCTTTCCAGCTTGACCATAGCTAACCTTTTTACCACTAGCAGTTACCTTTACTTTTGCCTTTCCTTTTCTAGGACTTGCCATTTAGAATCTCCTCTTCTTTTTTAGTTAGCCAAGACAGTATAAATAATAAAAATGTTACACCAATAAAGCGCATCATACCTTTCTATACTTTTTAGTTTTCTTTGCAATCTTCTTAGGCTGTGGACTGTGCTGCTTACCAGCCTTAGTATCCTTACGTTTCTTTGCGCTTGTCTGAGCATACTCAGCAGAGCTTAGAGACTCTCTAGCCTTCTTAGGTAAATACCGTTCACCTGTTTTGCTAGACTTCTTACCAGACTTAGTACCCCAGTCCTGAGCTGTCCAAGCTTTTAAAGACTTCTGTGGTTTTCTAATAGCCATTGCTTGCACTCTCCTTTATACAATTTTAAATAATTTAAATGCTACGTAGAGTACAAAAGGAAGCACCACTAAAGCGCCTGTTCCCCACAACAATGCTGATCCAAGTAACGCTAAATCAGCCGCTCTCTTTTGCTTACGCAAACGCTCTTCTCGTTCTCTTTTTTGTTTACATTGAGACTGAAACTTTAACCAGTCCTCATACATATCTGGACGACCAGCATAAACCATGTGGTCTTTGAGCCATGCTTCCTGCTCTTTAATCTTTTCTAGCTCCATAAAGCACTGAAGCTCATCAGAGCCTCCAGAGCGATCAGCCTTTTTAGCTATTGCAGATTTGTTATTAAAATAATTTGTAGCTTGTTCTGCTACATCGTAAAGCTCTTTACCGTTTTCTAATGCTCCTTTGATGACTTGAAATGCTGCATTCGCTGCTGCAATTTCAACTAGCATTACTTGTACCCTCCACCTTTAGCTTTGTATTGTTTAGCTAACATCTGAGCCTTACGTGCTGACCACTGACCGGCGCTTCCGCCTTTACTCCCAGCTTTAATCTTATTAAAAAGATTCTTACGCATGGTAGGCTTGGTATAGTTGCCTGCTTTATTAACCGTAGATTTTTTATCAGTCATTTTTTTTATTCCATAATTCAAACAGGACACGAACTTTTTCTTTTATAGTCTCAATATCTCCATGCATTTTAGCCAACACAATTACTAAAGTAATAAAGCCCATGAATATAGGCCAAGTAGAGTTGATGAACTCCATAGTTGTCATCACTTATCTCTGTGCACTGAGTTCTTTTTTTCGTAAGTTCTCATTGCACCTAGCCCAAGCATACCCATTAATACAGGCATCATAGTCTCTAAAGGAACTAGAGGTATAACTATGTCTAACTCAAGCAAAGCCAAAACAAAGTTGCTGAACGGGATAGTAATGAAATTCCCAAACATACCTAAGACACATACCCAGCCCACTGCTGGTCGCCAGCCTGATACGAACAGCGACTTGTGAGCAGCTTCTACTTTGTTGACTTCTACCTGCGCCAACGCACTTTCTTGCGCGTATTTCTGTGACATTGTTGCAATTTCATGCGCCAACGCAGCCTTCTGATCCTTGTCCTCTATGAACTTGTCTAACAGGCCCGTCACAGGCCCTATGAGAGCGTTTAAGACAGTCATCTAGTAACTCCATACCCAAGGTCTAGGGCGGTTTTCATCCCACTCAAGGTCGTCAAGGTGGATAAATCTATTAGCGCCTTTTTGATTAACACCTATACCTGTCATGCCCATGCTTAGTGCAGCTTCTAAGAGCCTGTGGGCTTGGTTGCCAGTAACAGCAATATCTATAGCATGTCCAGAAGCATGTGCTCCGGGTGTCTTCTTCTTGCGCTCTATGATGTGGTCTTTGCAGCGGTAAGCAGATGTAACAGTAAAAGGAAACTTTAGTTCATGTCGTAAGGCTTCTACCTTGGTCATAAACTCTTCATCCATGCCTTGCTCACCACAGTGTTGACATTTAAGCTCATCCATGCTAAAATATTTATACATTATTTAACTTACTCCTTAAAGAGTTTACAACTTTACCACCTCTTTTCTTAGGTGCTCTTACACTCTTAACATTTGCTTGCTTTAATAATAAAGCATTTAAATCTTTCTTATCTTTTTGAGTTAGTTTAAGTGCATCTAACACATCTTGTATTTCAGCACGTATATCAGAAGTATCTTCTTCAAAGGCATCTTCGTATTTACCTGCTTCTGTATTAGTTTCTATTTCATCAGGAGTATACTTACGTGCTTTACTAAATTCTTCTCCTCCTACAAGCTCACCTTTTTTATTTATAAACTCAGGAAACTGTTCTTTTATTTGATCCATGCTCAAGTCATGCTTTTCTTCAAGAAGCGCCTTAGTTTCAAGTTTAATATAGTCTTCAATTTCAGGCTCTATATCAATAATTCCGGGCATGTCATCAAAACCTTTAAAGTTATAAAGTATTTTTTCAGCCGCTTCTTCAGCTACTTCATCTGAAACATCCCCTTTACTATACTCTTTAATAACTTGGCTAAGAGGTTTTGAAATAATCTTTTGTATGCCTTTTGATATAACACCTCCAAAAACATAGCCACCTCTGCCAAAGCCCATGCGCTGTAGTGGATCTTGACGATCTTCTTGATCAGTAAAAGCTGCACCAGCTTGCTGATTATAAGGTCTACCAGTCACCTTATCTATACGTTGATCAGGCTCAGTAGGCACATTAGGAACATTTAGAACTTCACCGCCTTTGTTATATGCAGATTTTTTAGGCTCTACTAAAAATTCCTGTACTTCCTGACCAGCTTCATAAGCTCTTTTACGAATGAATTTTTTCTTATCTTTATTTAAAGCGCCATATCCGGGCGTAAACATTGGAACAAGAGCACCTACATTACCCGCTTGGACTGCGGATAAAGTCCCGCCTACTATAGGACCAAAACCAGAAGAGGCTGCTGTAAATACATTACCTCTATATGCAGATGAATCTTTAGCCCTGTTAAAAACATCTAGGTAAAGACCATTCCCGCCCCAACGAGCGGCACCTTCCATATATAAATCCCCAGCACTTTTGTACCGGTACTGATCATCTTGATTAAACATAGAATTACGAGCATAGTTATTTAACATACCCCCTGCTTGTAAGGCCAGTACAGTACCTACAACTTGTGCAGAAGCCCCTGCGTCCCCCTTAGCTATGTTCCTAGTTGTTCTTTTTGCTAAATCTTTAAGAACCGTATTAGTAAATGCAGATGGATAAGCAGTTAATTGAAATAGCATAGTTGTAAAAGGATTACCTGATAGGACTTTAGAGCGTAGCCCAGAAGATTTGTCAGGGTTTAAAATTATTTCGTTAACATATCTTCCTGCGCTCTTATCAAGATCTATCATGAAATCATCTTCTACATTAACATTTCCTTCGGTACGTTTAACCCATGCCAAACCTTTTTTTATATCAACACCTAATTCTAAAAGCTCATCTTGTTTTGTTTTAAGCCTAGGAGTTAAAGTTTCCCCTTGAGTTTTTGCCAACGCTTTTAAATTATTAGATATAATATCTCTGCCCACATTAAAACTTGTTAACTGAACAGTTTTAGTCCAAGGCTCTAGAAGATTAACTTTAAAGGCTGCATTATTAAGCTTACGCCAATGCTGAACATTGTCACCACTTAATCTTTCTACTTGATCAGCTACAGATTGATCTAAAGCAATTCCAAACCTTTGCATTTTTCTAAATGCTTGTGGCCTAGTAAGGCCGTGATTTTTTACTAAAAGGTCTACTGTATCGTATGTAAGAATTTTAGCCCCTTCTTTTAAAGCACTTCCAAAATGCTTACTTGTACTTATAATACCACCACGGCTCATGTTCAACATTACTTCAGTTAAACTGCTTAAAGTTGCGAGGGGTAATAAAGCTATTCGCGTTGCTGTTGTAATAGTATCAATTACAAACCTGCCTTTATCGTTACCAAACTGGCTTACACCTTCTCCTGTTTGAGCAGACCAAACACGATATAAATCTTTTTCTACATTTTCAGCTAAATCACCTTCTCCTGCATCCATTAATTCTCGTTGAGCGTCTTTTAAATACAAATCTTTTAAGCCTCTAAAATTAGTAGCCCCAAAAGTTTTTTGTTTTGCCATCTGCTTGCTCATAGAATTAAAATAACTTTGCAATACATTGTTAGCATCGTTATCTAAAAACTTTTCAAACATGGTGTCATCAGTAATATTTTCAAATTTTCTTTTACTTAAAAAAGAATTTGATAAAGTTCCCTCATCTCCAAAATCATTTTGCTTACTGAGCATACTTAATACAATATCATCAGCCTCTTGCTCAGTTTCAGCCTCGCCCACTTTTAACAGAAGACTTTTAAATTCTTTTTGATTTGATTTAATAACTTTACGATTCCAAAGTCTTGGAAAATAATTACCAGAAATTAAATCTGCTTCTTCATAAAGACCTAAATCTTTTAGCTCTTCTGCGGTGTCATCTAACTGCTTCCTAATATTTAGAGCAGCCGTGTCTATAACCTCATCTCCTGATAAAGTACCACGAATGGAGCGCGTTAATGCTTGATAAGATTTATCACGTCCTAAAACATTAGTAGCTTTTAAAATAGGGTCCATAGTTTCTTTATAGCGCACAAAATGCCTACCAAATATATCGCCTAAAGTTTCTGCGTAGTCTTCGCCTTCTAAACTTCGCTCGCCTAATATGGATCTCTGCTGATCGTATCTAAAATTCTTTTGAAGCTTTGCTACAATAGGAGAGTGTTTAACATAAGGATCTAAGAAAGTAGATACCTTACCTCCATACCAAGCAGGAAGTTTTTGCATCCAGTGGCCCGTGTTAACCATTGATTGAGCTATTTTACCTCTAGTAGGAGGCCCCTCACTTCTAAAAATTGTATCTACCATTTCTTCAATAGCATCATCACCTAGACCTTCTTTCCTGCCATAAGTGTTTACAACTTTAATAACTTCTTGAGGATCATCTATAACTGAAAAAACCCCCTCAATAAAATCAGAGCCTTCGTCACTAAAACCAAGTCTTTTAGCATCAAAAGAAAGAGCTTCTCTATCTACTAATTCTCCCAATCCATTTTCAGCTAAATCTCTAGTAGCAACCTCTTCAGGATCAACAGCTCTATTTAAATTATTTTTATCTAAACCTCTAAAAACATAGTCATAAGATCTTTTAAGTTCCTCGGCTCCTCTAGAAACCCCACCAGCTACAGCCCCTGCCCCTTTCTTAATGCCTTTACCTACCGCACCAAGCCCTACGCCAGCAATAGGACCAACTATAGCCCCCGCAACTGTAGTAAGACCTGTTTGAAGAAGACTAACCTCTTCCGCGTTACCAACTGCTACGTCTCTTGACTGCACACCATAATCAGCCAGACCTGCCCAAGCTCCCCCAATAGCTGCTGCCTTAGCGGTTTCTCTAGATGTAGCAAATTGAGCCAGTCTTTCAGTTATTTTTTTCTTAACTCCTTCTTTTGCAAGAAGTTGAGATGCTGTTTTAGCGGTTGCTGATTGACCACCTGAAAAAGGAATAGCTAGTAAAGAAAGTAAATTAACGGGATCAGTTACTAAATCTGTCCCTACATCTGCGCCCCAATTTAACCACTCATGAGCACCTTCCATGTCTGAGTTTTCAAACTTTTGTTTTATATTTCTGTAAGCTCTTAAAACATCTTCAGGGGCATTCTCTAATATAGCAGCATTTGAAAATAATGTACCTAATTTATATTCTTCATCTCTTAAAAATTCAACTATATCAGGAGCAAAACCTTTTTGGTTATAATCTCTTTTTTCTTTAGGAATTTGAGGAGTCATTAAAGCTTGCTGACCTGATAAAACATTTTCTAACACATTTCTATTATCTGAAATATATCTAAAAACTTTAAGCCCATCAGCTTGAAAATCTTCTTGATTTCTTAGCTCAGTAATCGTATAAGTTTTTGCATCTGGTTGAATAGCAGATGGTTTTTCTTCTTCTTCTTCTTCTTCTACATAATTATCAGGAAGCTCTGGAGTTTTTACAGCCGTACCTGCTCCTTGAAGAACCTTGAGCCTATAAGCAGGATCTTGTAATTTCTTTATAAACTCTGGATCGTATGTAGACATAGATTATGACCCCCGTAATTCCGATAATAATGCGAGCTGATGAACAACTACAAAGTTTTCTCTAATACTGTAACCCGGAGTATCCTTATACTCTTCTTGCATACCTTCGTATCCTTGAAAATTTTCAAGAAAAGCAAGCCTAGCTTTGCTACCAAGCTTAGCAAAATCACCTATAGCCGATTTAGTAATAGTATCAAATTGTGTGTCTGAAAGTCTTACCTCATTACCTCGCTGCTCTGATACTTTGTAAAAAGCATCTAAAGCATATACACCAGCAGCAGCCGAAAAATTAGCAGGGTTTAAAGCTGTGCTAGATTCAAAATCTACTTCGTCAAAATCAGGAGACTCTTCAAATGTATCAATTTCTATTTCCGAGCTTGAATCTCTAGCTTTAAAGCCCCCTACGTAATTAGCAAAAGCTGCCCCAGCCAGCGCAGAGGCGCTAGAAACTCCTATTTCTGGAAATCTAGATTCTAAAGCAACTGTATAGCCATGTACTGGCCTTGCAATAAGTTCTTTTTTAGCCGCTACAACATCCGTAGAAGCTCCGTAGCCTCTGCCCATTGTTAAAATAGTTTCAACTAATTGAGATTCTGCAACTGATTGATCACCATGCCTGCTAGGCATATTCCTAGCAATTGAATTATAAGAATTCATGGCTACACCTATTTGTGAAGGAGTGGCTTTCATAGACATTTTAGCAGCATCTTGTATTGGTGTATTATTTGTAATGGTACTTATAACTTCCCCAGAACCTAAAGCATGTTCCGTAGTAGTCGTTGTCATGCTATAGCCCAGCCCCGTGTCAAACTCAGCTGATTTAGAATTAGTTTTTACTATGCCCTTCCCTGAGTTACCTGCTTTTACAAGCTCTTCTGATCTTTCATTACCTTGTATAGGGACATACATTCCTACTTTTAAATTAGGTTTAAATGGGTGTGTCTTTTCAACAAAAATTGCTTTAGTAGTTACGCTTTTCCCGCTGTCTAATTTAATTGTATAATCTTGTTCTTTAGTAGAAGTAGTAATCCAATCATCTTTAGTAACTCTAAAATCATTAATTTTTGTTGCTAAGTTTGTAATAGCAGCTACAGATGCACTAGCTCCTAATATTTTTTGAGAGTCTTTAATAGCATCTTTATTTAGTTTTCTAGATTTTTGAAGATATTCCATGCGTTCCCGCCGAATTTCATCGTAGTCTTTACCTGTAAAAAAACCTGTAGTTTTTTCGGAAAACCAATCTAGAACATTTTTAGGCCCTGAATTTTTAGAAAATTCTTTTTCTAAATCTGCTGCGGATCTAATTTTAAAAGAATTTTCGTATCTTGCATCCATTTCAGGAGTAGCCTTCGCTGCCCAAGCTTCGGCTTCTTTCCAAAGCAATCCATTTTTACCTTCTTTATATTCTTTTTCATCGTAAGTTCTATTAAAATCAGTTACAAGTTGATTATACCTTTGCGTTGTATAATAACTTTGGGGGCCTCCTACAGCCTCCATAGCTTTTTCATGGGCCTTCCTAAAAGAAGCAGCTCTATTGTATGTAGCCTCTTGTTGTCTTTTTTCTGCTAAAAAATTTTCGCTAGTTAAAAAATCATTTGCTTTTTTTTCTAACATTTTATTAGCAAAAATAGTACCTAGACCCGCTACCATTCCTAGCGTTTGATTGCGCTTTTCTTTTTTTTGTTTTTTTCTACGGCCCGATAACAGGCTTTCACCTAATGATTCAATACCCATAATTAATCTCTCGCTAGTAAACTTTTAGGTTCTGGCATTTCTTCTATTTTTTCCTGAATATCTTGTGGTATAACATTGTCAGGAATTTGAGAAGTTTCTTTGGCATTTTTCATCCTATCAAATTTTTCTTTAGCTAACTGTACACCCATTACAGAAGGCTCATCTTCTTCTTCGCCACGGTAGATTGTATAATCAATACCAGCTCTTTCTGCCAAGGCCATTAAAATATACGCAGTTGGCTCAATGATAAGCATCATTAAATCAGGGTTCCACTTGTTCTGGTTAAAACCTTGAAAGGCTAAAACCTGAACAATATCCATGATAGCACTTCCATCATCAATAGCATTCATTAAGCTTACATATGTTTCTTCTTCCGTAACCTTTTCAAAAATAAACTCTGAAGCTTTATGGACAGATGTATATTCAGGAGGCTTACGCCAAGTAGCTTCTTCTACAGGGACCGTTAACGAAGACCCCGGAATAGGTCTGTCCATTTTAGTTATTACTTTTCTGTATTCTTCATCCATAATTAAGCTGTCCGTGATTGCATGAATTGTAAATAAGCAAAAGGATCATAGTTTGAGTAGCCTGATTGATAAGCAGGAGTACCAAACTGCATCCATGAAGTATCTACACCAGCCACTTGGCGTGTTTGTATGGTAGGAGCGTTGCCAAAGTCTTGTACTTGACCTCGCTGTGGTTGGTAATAATCTTCATCAGTTACTAAGTCTTTACCCTGCTGTGCTATGTCTATTCCCGACCTTATTGTTCCTAAAGGATCTGCGGAAAAACTTTCTCCTAAACTTGTTTTTGCCTGAGACAAAAGTGAACCCGTTGTTTTTTCAGAGGGGACTTCCGTAGAAAGATTAGGAAATGTTGCTTTAACCGGGTCTAGATAGCTACTTGTTTTTACAGGCTCAAGGTAATTAGGAAATGGTAATTTTCCAGACTGATAAGCTTTATCAAAACCCTGTGCGCTAAAGTCCGTACTCATATTAGCGCCTGCTGGAATTACATCTCCCCCAAACTGTGGATTTAACTCACGCAATGTACTTTCTTTAATACCAACTTCTTTAGAGGCATCTGCAAAAGTAGTGTCTTTACCAAAATTAGTTTGCCCTTTAAAGGGATCAAGAATTTTAGAACCTGTATCCATAGTTCTAGACCAAGCACTATCATTACCAAAAAAGTTTGTAGCAGCTCCGTCAATAGTAATACCGGGGATTTTATTCAAGGCTGTTTTAGCAAAATTACCGACTCCTTCAGTAATAGTACCAAAAACATTTCCTACAGTTCCTGCAAAACTATGAGCTGTTTTTAATACAGTTCCTAAACCTTTAGCTAAAGCACCTCCTAATCCTGACGTAGCATTAGCAAAATTTAATAGTCCTGCTGAGGCAGTACTTAGTCCATTCATGAGAAAACCAGCCACATGGGGCATGAGAAAAAACATTCCTATTTGCCCTACAATGCCAAGTTTACCTACAAACTTACCGACTTTACCCACAACTTTTTTAATGCCCCTGCCAATCTTTTTAACAACTTTCTTAACGCCCTTCCAAAGCTTACTAAAAAATCCCATCCTAAGTTCCTCCCATTGCAGCTATTATTGCAGTAACAATTGAATTTACAGTCCCAGCAGGGCCTGTGTCACTTTCATTAGCTAAAGCTGTGGCATACAAAGTAGTTCTTCTTTGCTGCTCATTTTCATAACCCTGCCTTAAATAATTTTGTTCATCACTTAACTGCTGCCATAACATGTTTTGCTCTGTAGCATTTAACGAAAAAGCTTGTTGAACTGCTAATTGATTTGCAGCATTTTGAGCCGCAGTGTCTATAGTGTTAGCCTGTCTACGCCACGCAACATTTCCTTGCTCTACTGCCTGTTCATTCGCAGCATTCCATTGCTCTCTTTTAAGTTCATTGTCAGCATTATATTGATCAACTTGTGCATTAATCTGAGTATTCATTTTATCAGCTTCTAAAGCATTACCTGCGTCTATAGCAGCCAACCTATTCTTTTCTGAAGCATTGAACTGCGTCATGGCGTTAGCCTGTGAAGCATTAAACTGATTCATTGTCTGACCAAGATTAGCCATAAATTGATTTGCTTGCTGCTCAGAGGTAGCATTAAATTGTTTTGAGGCATTAGTGGCTGCAAAATTAGATAACAAAGTTTGTTGAGCTTGCTGTGAGCTTAACATCGCAGCCTGTTGATCATTATTTAACTCAGCCATATCCATAGCTAAAAAGTTTCTAGCGTTTTCAATAGACACTTTAGTTAAACTATCAGCCGCTTGTAGATCCATAGAAGCCATTGCAGTAGCATTCTGCATAGCCGCTTGCTGTTTGTTGTCTAGGTTTTTTATAGTCATTGACTTCATAAATTGACTATTAGCTAATGCCATCTGCTGATTAGCATCAAACTGCTTCATGTCTAAATTAGCGTCTATTTGAGCATTAAACATAGATGCTTGTTGCTCGTTAGAAAGATTAGTCAAACCCATCTGTTGCGCTAAGTTAGCATTAAGCTGTGCAGCACCCATTTTCTTTTCAAACTTTTGAAGCTCTGCAACATTTTCAGCAGTCATAGACTCTGAATCAGCTTTATTAGTTTCAGACAAATTAACTAACCTAATTTTTTCTTCCATTGAAAGATTAGCAAGGTCTGCCTGTTGAGCAAGTTGCTCGTTCTGAGACATAACAGAAGCAAATGTTTGTAAGTCTGAAAGCCTTCTACTGTTTTCAGCAGTCATATTAGCTGAATCTGTAGCAGCTTTTTCAGCTAAGTTAGCTAACTCCATTTGCTGCTGGTTAGCCATATTAGCCATGTCCATTTGTTGAGCCATAGCTGCGTCAGTTTTCTTGAAGTCTACAAGAGTATTTAAATTAGCCAAACGCATTTGCTGATCTGAGGACATGTCAGCTCTATTAGTAGCATTTTTTTCAGATAATTCTGCTAACTCACTTTTTAGCCTTACATCAAGATTAGCTTTTTCCATGTCTTGATTTAGTTCTGTTTGTCTTATTGTGCGCTGTACCTTAGCAGTGTACGTTGCAAGCTTTGACTGCTGTTCCGCAGACATGCTATCTGCATCAGCTCTATTAAGAGCTTCAAGATTTGCAAGCTCTATTTGTTGATCAGCACTGAAAGTTTGAGATATTGCTTGCTGTTTTAGTTCAGCATTCTTAATACCTATAGTCAGCTTACTATTTAAATTAGCTAACTCTGTTTGTTGTTCTGCGCTTAAATTTTCAGAAGACGCTTGGTTCATGGCCTGTAAGTTAGCAAGCTGTATACGTTCAGCCCCGCTAAAGTTAGCCAACTCTGTCTGCTGTCTAAACTCAGTATTCTGAGCCATGTGCTGTGCTGCTGTTTGAAGCTGTGTAAGTTTAAACCTATTAGCTTCAGTAAAGTTTGCACTGTCTGTAGCAGCTTTATCGGCTAGCTCGGCTATTTCCATTTGCTGTTCATTAGACATATTAGCTAAGTCCATTTGCTGGCTTAACTGAGCATTAGTCTTTTTAAAGTCTACTAAAGTATCTATTCTTTTTAAACGCATTTGCTGTTCAGAAGACATGTTAGCGCGAGAAGTAGCGTTCTTTTCTGTTAACTCAGATAACTCAATTTTTAACCTAGAGTCTAAGTTAACTTCTTCCATACGGTTATTAAGCTCAGTTTGCCGTATAGTGGTTTGAACTTTTGCATTATAAGTAGCTAGTCTAGCTTGCTGCTCACCGCTTAAACTTTCTGAATCAGCTCTGTTACGAGCTTCTAAATTAGCCAGCTCTGTTTGCTGGGCTATTGAAAATGTCTGAGTAATAACTTGCTGACGCTGTTGAGCGTTTAAAGCTCCTACCTTTAACTTAGCTTCAAGATTAGCAAGGCGTGTCTGTTGAGCAACATTTAAGTTTTCAGATGATGCTTGATTTTTAGAAGATAAATCAGCTAACGCAAACTTTTCTTCGTTACTAAAATTAGCAAGCTCTGTCTGTTGTAATAGCTGAGTGTTTTCAGACATAAACTTAGTATAAGTCTGAAGCCTTGACAACTCTATTTGATTATCTGTACTAAAGTTAGCTGCGTCTGCGGCTGATCTATCAGCTAACTCAGCCATACGCATTTGCTGATCATTAGAAAGATTTGCTAAATCCATCTGTTGTGCCATAGCAGCATCAGTCTTTTTAAAATCTACAAGAGTATTAAGACGAGTAAGTCTTTCTTGGTTTTCCGCAGTCATTGACTCACTAGCTGCTAAATTCTTTTCTCGTAAGTTAGAAAGCTCTACTTGAATATCAGAACTAAGATTTACCTTTTCCATTTCTTGTTGGAATTCAGCTTTTCTTGTATTACGATTTATTATAGCCTGATATTCTGTTAATTTAGACTGTTGTTCTGCGCTAAGGTTCTGACCTTCTGCTTGATTTAAAGCTTGAAGATTAGCTAATTCTATCTGCTGTGAAGCGTTTAGATTCTGTACTGCTGCTTGCTGACGTTGTGTAGACTCTTGCTGCGCTCTTTGCTGTGCCATCTGAGCAGTCATCATTCTAGATTCTTGACCCTGTTGAGCACCAGTTATTACCGCTTGTTGACGAAAAGTACCTTGCTGAACGGCCATTTCTTGGGCCATTTGAGCTGTTTGAGAAGCTGCTGTTTGAGTATTAGCAAGGTTCTGCATACGAACCTGCATAATCTGCTGAGATTCTGCTAGGTTAGCTTGTTGTTCGTTACTAAGGTTTTGCTGTGCTCGCTGTTGTAGGGCCTGTGCGTTGCTCTGAGCCATAGGTAGAGCACTTTGAATAATAGCATTAAACAAAGCATCACGGCCTACAGTAGACGCTGACATGCCTCTCTGAGCCATCATTTGCTCTATTTGTGCTACAGCCGGTCTAGCCCACGCAGGAGTCTTACCATCCTCCATACCAGCTAAAAGGTTTTCCATTTGAACAGATACAAGAGCTTCTTGAGGCATAGCAGCAACAGCAGCATTAACCTTTGGATCTGCTCCACTATCTATTTGAGCTTCTACAGTTGCAGGGTCTTCTGAAACTGCGGCAGTAATTTCAGGAGGAAGTTCTGCAACAACTTCTGCCATATCAGCAGCAGCCATCGTTCTTTCTTGTCCTGTTATAGCTTGCATTTTAGAAGCTGCGAACGTAGGTACACCATCAATATTTGCAGCGTTGCCTCTGGCTTTTTCACCTAAAATAGCTTCACGGCCTTCTAAATCAGCAGAAGGAGCATCACCTAATTCAGTAGCAATTCTTTGAGCTGCTTCACCCGTAGCTGCTTTACGCTGTCCTACTTTTTGAAAGGTTGGTAATTCTTCTAAGTTTGTAGTTTTAGCAGCAGCATCAGAAATAGGTTGAGCAGTAAAGGTTTTCCTGTCTGCTAAAGCATCTGCCTGTTCTTGTTTTTGCTGTGATGCAGGTTGAGATAAAATTTGTTTTGCTTGTTCTGCTTCTCTAGTAGCAAACTGTGCTTGACCTACATCTTTTATTGTTTCTTTAGAAGCATCTGGAACAACATCAACTCCTTTATAACTAGCTTGTGCTGCGCTATCTGTAGGTGCACCTGTAACTTGACTTGCTTGTCTTTGGGCTGCTGTTCCTGTTTGTTCTTCTCTTTCTCTATCAAGAGTAAAAGGATCTAATGCATCTGTTTGCTGTGCTTCTGCTTTAGTTTCTAAGTCTTCTGTTATAGCTTCCCTATCTTTAACGCCAGCAGCCTGTTTAGCTACGTCAGCAGAGGTCATAGTACCAACACCCTCTGAAATAACACCTTCTCTACTTGCGGCTGGTGCAGTTCCTGCGTCTGCTATACTTTCTTTTTCACCAGCAGCTACTTTTTGCATTGCATCATAATCAGATACAGCCGCTTCTTCTTTAGGAGCCATTCCTAAATCTTGTGCTCTTCTCCAAGCAAAGTCACCTTTTTGAACTGCACGTTCTTTAATTGCAGGAAATCTTTTCATTACTTCATCTACAGGTATTTCTCTACCCGGAGCAATTTTTCTAAGCTCTGCAATTTCTTCTTCTGACATAACAGATAAAACTCTTTCTCTTACATCAGGATCATCAGGATTTTGTACAATGTATTCTTCTGTACTTATTATACCATCTGCATATTCTTTTCTTTTAGGTCTTTTAGCAGCAGGAATAGCCATAGCCTTTTTTTCTTCAGCGGCATCTCGGGCTGGTGCTTTAGCACGTTCAGTAAGAGACGCTTTACCAGCTTCGGCTTTTGTAAGAACTGCATCACTTTTAGCACCAGTAGCTGTAGCACTGCTTACTATTTGATCGGCTTCGTAAGTAGATGCTGTAGCGGCTTTAGGAGCTCTCATTGCTGTAAAATTATTAGAGTTGGTGTTTGTTCTTTTATAAAACTCTTCAGGGCTTAACCTTTCAAAGCGAACATCACCCTCAAAACCCCACCCTGCCTTATCAATAACATACATGCCTGATTTTTCATCATACGAGTATTCCATCATTTTTTTAGGAGGGTTGCCAAACACTGGCTGTCGCTTCATAGCATCTTGAATAACCGCATCATGATCTACAACTTTTTCACCCATAAGGGCAGCTGTTGCTTTGCTAGTTGTAGAGGTTCCTTTTGTAGCAGAAGCCCCTATAGATGCCTTTGTGCCTACAGCCGTTTCATCGTCTTCAAATTCAGCAAGTTTTGATATGTCTTCGTCTTGAGTTTGAAAACTTTGACCTCCCATAAAAGGGCTTAAATTGTTATAACCTGCTTCTAAGGCCATTTGTGCTGGAGTTCTTTCAAAAGTACTTCCATAAGCATTATAAGAGTAGTTACCTGTTTCAGAATCATAAGTAGCGTCTATACTTTTCTGCGCTAATATTTTATCCAGTGCTTTATTATTAAAAGCCACACCAACTTTATCTACTTTATCAGCCGCAACTTTAAAAGGCTCTGGCTGAATTGCTAAACTATTTTTTGCAGGATCATCAATTTCAACATCGTCTAGCGGGTCAACAACAGGGCCGACCCATCCGGGACTTCCGGGGCCACGACTAGTAGTAGTATCGGCTGTAGTTTTAGTTGTCTGAGTCTTACCGCCTGTTTTAAACTTTTTACGCTTCAAAGCAGCTAAGGCTTTATTTTTATTGCTCATAATATCTACTCTTTATCTTTTTTAAAAAGTTTCTGGACAGTCTCTGTTTCTAATATTCTAATAAAAGTCCAAATAATGGTTGCTAAAGCAGCTAAAGGTGGTAGCCAACCAGCTAACGTACCTACTGTGCCACCGACAGCTATTGCATCTACCACTGCTTTAGTTTCCTCCTGCATTATTTTTTAGCCTTTCCAATTACCAGTGCAAACATTTCTAAGAACTTATATAGCTTACCTACTATTTTATCATCTTTTGGCGTAGGAGTTAAAGCCGTGATGGCGCTACAAGCTGTTACAAGGGCCGTTAAAGCATTAATATAATCTAGTGCATTAGTCATATTGTTTCTCCCTCTAAGACGCGGTATAACCATTACCTGCGCTGATAGCTGTATTAACTGCGGTCATGTCTTCATCACCCCAATCTTCTTTAGCAACCATAAGCTCAAGGTGCTGAGTA